AGAGAGGTCAAACATGGCAACCAGCACATTTCTTAGCAACGCAAAGGTACTCATCGGCACGTCGTCGGCGGCGACTACAGATATAACAGACCAAGTATCGTCGGTCGTTTTGACGCAGAGCTTCGACGCGTTAGAAAAGACCGCAATGGGAGATACTGCCCGAAAATTTACCGCTGGGTTAGGCACGTCGAGTTGCACGATCACCGTGTACGCGTCCTATGCGGCGTCGGAGAGTTACGCCGTGCTGCAACCGCTGGTCGGCGCAGCGGCCGTCTACGTCAAGGTCAACCCGACGTCGGCCGTCGACAGCGCCACTAACCCCGGATTTGAGATCTCGTCAAGCTTCTTGGCCCAGTTACCTGTGATAAACAGCAACATAGGCGAGCTAGCCACGTTCGATATAGAACTGCAGGGCGGCGACTTCACGATCGACACGACCGGCTAACAAACACGACAAAGGGAAAGGCAAAAAATGCGGTTGAAACTCAAGATTGATCTGCAAGACGGCGCGCCCGTACACGAGGTCACGACAAACATGGCGTGCATTTGCGAATGGGAACGCACGGAGAACCGCAAGATCAGCGACGGCAAAGGCATCGGCTACAGCGATCTAGTTTGCTGGGCGCACTACCTGCTGCGGCTTGCAGGCGAAAAACTGCCTGCAACCTACCGCGAGTGGGTCAAGGCGAACCCAAACATGACGATTGAGGCGGTCGACGAAACAGACCCAAGCCCTACGGCGTAGGCAGTTACCGACGGCAACTGGCAGAACTGCTGGTCGCAACAGGGTACTGGCCTACGGCAGTCGAGTTTGACACCCGCGATCTGGTCACGGTGATTACGCTATTGAACAGACAGAAAAGGTGAACTATGCCGGCAACAACAACAATCGAGGTCGTCGGCGTCAAAAACACGATTAACAGTTTGCGAAAGATCGACCCGCAACTGCAAAAAGATTTTAAGGCGCAGGCAACGCAGATCGCACAGCCAGCCATCAACGCGGGCAAAGGCGTCTACAACGTCGTGCCGATAAGCAATTTTGCAAAAGATTGGAATAACAAAACACAAACAGGCACTCGACGCATTAAAGGCTTTAACGTCGAGAAAGCAAAAGCGGGCGTCAAGATGCGTTTCGACACTAGACGCAACGCCGTAGGCGTGATACTTATCGAGCAAAAAGATCAGGCGGCCGCAATTTTTGAGCAGGCAGGCCGCAAAAACCCGGGCGGTCGACTAGACACAAGTTTGCGAATTGCCGGCTATCCAGTTCAGGCGGGTCGCACACGTCTGATCGGCAAGGCCGTCTACAAGGCTCGACGCGGCATTGAAGGCGAAATGAAAAAGATGATTGCCGACACGATGCGAACCGTGCAGAAAGAATTTTGACATGGCGCTATCTATTCCCATAGTCAGCGAGTTTGACGGCAAAGGCATCGACAAGGCGATCAAGGAATTTAAGCAACTTGAGACCGTCGGCGAAAAGGCGCAGTTTGCGATAAAGAAAGCGGCCGTGCCAGCAGCCGCCGCGTTGACCGCCGTTGCTGGGGCGTTAAGTCTTGCGGCTAAGGCGGCGGCCGAAGACGAGCAACAGCAAGCGGTCTTGGCTAACACAATGCAGAACGTGGTCGGCGCAACCGACGCGACCGTAGCGGCAACAGAGGACATGATCGCCGCCATGTCGAGGGCGACCGGCACGGCAGACAGCGAATTGCGCCCGGCGTTCGCCGCGTTGCTGGTCGGCACAAAAGACATAGGCGACGCGACCAGCGCGTTGACGCTCGCGCAAGACGTTTCGATCGCTACCGGCATAGATTTGGCGACGGTCAGCGACGCGTTGAGCAAGGCTTACGCGGGCAACATGCGAGGTCTGCGAGCGTTGTCGCCCGAAATGGCTGGGCTAATAAAAGAGGGCGCGTCGCTTGAAACGGTCATGCTTGCGTTGTCGGACAATTTTGGCGGCGCAGCCGCGCGATCGGCAGAAACGGCCGCAGGCAAATTTAAGATATTAAAAAACAGTCTTGCCGAGACACAAGAAAGCATCGGTGCGGCGCTGTTGCCCGTGTTGCAAAAAGTGTTGCCGTTTTTGCAGGCAATGGCTGACTGGGCGCAACGCAACCCGACAGCGTTTTTGATTATTGCCGGCACGATATCGGGCGTAGCGGCCGCGATCATGGCGGTCAATTTTGCTATGGCGTTGAACCCGTTCGGCCTGATAGCGGTCGGTATCGCGGCGGTTGTGACCGGGCTGGCGATCGCGTACACAAAATTCGAGACATTTCGCAACATCGTAAACATCGTGCTAAACAGCCTGATCGCAGGGTTTGAGTTGTTTGCCAACAGTTTTATTAACGCGATAAACACGATCATCAGCGGCATAAACCTGTTGAACCCGTTCAGCGACATAGGCAAACTGCCGACAATATCGTTGGGTCGTATCGGCACAGGCGGCGCGTCGACCAGCGCGACGACCGTGGCGGCCGAGACGCGCACGGCCGACCGTGCGGCGCGCGAAGCAGGCGTAGTCGTGCCGACGTTTGCCCCGCCTGTCGGCGTGCGCGGCGGCGGCGGCGGGGGCGGTGGTGGCGGGGCGCGTCAACCAGCGTTTGTTGGCGGCGGCGGCGGCGGCGCACAAGTAGGCGCGCTGACCACGTTTGGCGTTGCCGAGCGCATCGCCGCACGGCAGGCTAGCAACGTCACGATCAACGTCACAGGCGGCCTGTCGACGAGCGCCGAGATTGGCCAAAACGTGCTAAACAGCCTGCTGGCATATCAGCGCTCAAATGGGCCGCTTGATCTACAGATTGCGGAATAATGCCGGGCACAGCGGTAATCAACAGCGGCAACTACACGCTCGAAATTGACACAGGGTTTCAATACAACGCGTTCACGCTTGACAGCGCCACAAAAGGCGTGTTGGACAACACGACGTTTGTGCTTGACGGCACAGACCAATTTGCAGACGTGACAGACGGCGTAAACATAATCAACGTGCGGCGCGGCCGCCGCGACGTCGGCGACCAGTTCAGCGCCGGCACAATGACATTTACGATGCTCGACACGACGGGCGTGTTTAACCCGTTTGACACCGACAGCCCGTTTTATGACCCGTCAAACGACCAGCCGGGTCTTGCGCCGATGCGTCGCGTGCAACTCGCCCGCTACAGCGATGCAAACGTCAAAGAATATTTGTTTAAAGGCGTGATCGTCAACTACAACTACAATTTTGCGCTCGGCGGTCTTGACACCGTAACCGTTTATTGCGCTGACGATTTCTATTTGCTTGCACAAACATACATGAATGAATTCAACGTCAGCGAACAGTTGTCGAGCGCGCGTCTGTCGGCCGTGCTTGATCTGCCCGAGGTTAACTATCCGGCGACACGCGACATTGCCACAGGCACACAAACGCTCGGCGGCGCGTCGGCGTTCACCGTACAGCAAGGTACAAACGTGCTGGCCTATTGTTCGCAGATCAACGAAGCCGAGCAGGGCAGACTCTATATATCGCGTGAAGGCGATTTGACGTTCGACAGCAGGCTTGGCAGCACGCTCGACCCGGCTGTTGCGGATTTTCACGACGACGGCACAAACTTTAAATACAACGGCGTCGGCATAACCTTTGAGGCCGATCAAGTAACCAACCGGGCCGTCGTGCAAATACTCGGAAGCAACAATCCGCAAAGCGCCGACAACGCCGGCAGTCAATCAAAATATTTTGTGCAAACGTACAGCATCACCGACAGCCTGTTGCACAACGACGCCGCCGCGCTGACGCTCGCCCTGTACCTGCTCGACCCCGAACCCGAGGCAAGGTACACGTCGCTAAATACCGAAATGATGCTTTTGACGACCGCGCAAAAAGACGTCGTGGCAACGCTCGAAATTGGCGACACAATCGCCATAGAAAAGACGTTTGCCAGCGGGGCAGGCACGACCGAACTGGCCCAAGACCTGAGCATCGAGGGCATAGAACACACGATCAGCGTCGACCGGGGCCATGCCATAACCTTGTTTACAGCCCCAACAATCGTCGTGTATGAACTGATACTTGACGACACGACATACGGCATAATGGATACCGACAACGTGCTGGGCACATGAGGTAAAGTAGGCGACATGGGTGCAAACGCGCAAACATCAGTACCGTTATTTACAGCCGGCGAAGTCTTGACCGCGGCTAATCAAAATATCAGCGCCGGTACGGGCGTGCCTGTTTTTGCGACGACCGTAACGCGCGACGCGGCGTTTGGCGGGTCGGGCGAAAAAGTTTTGGCAGAAGGTCAACTTGCGTACATCGAAGCCAGCGATATTGTGCAATATTACGACGGCACATCATGGGCGACGCTTGGCCCGTCAACATCAGGCGGCCTAAATTTGATCAGCGCAACAACGATAGGGTCGGCGGTTTCTAGTGTCACGGTTTCTAATGCGTTTAGCGCAACTTACGACAATTACAGAATTACTGTTAATGGCGGGTCGGGTAGCACGGAAGCCAACTTAAATTTTACTTTGGGTAATACTGCAACAGGTTATTACTGGTCTTACGCAGGCGTTGAGTGGTCTGGCACTACCGCTTTTGGTGGCGGTTCAAATCAAACTTCGTTTTTTGCCGCTTCAACACAAACAAAAGGCACTTTTTTAAATATGGATATTTTTAATCCGTTTTTATCTGATGAAACAGTTATCAACACACGATATGTAAATTTAAAAACAGCGACCACAGGCACTTCGTTGAGTATCGGCGGTTTCGTTGATAACACAACTTCATATACTGCGTTTACGCTCACGCCAAGTAGCGGCACACTTACGGGTGGCACGATCAGGGTTTACGGGTACGCAAACAGTTAGGTGAACAATGGCGACATACAAAATACAAATCGACGACGAGGTACGCAACGCGACACCGGCGGAAGCCGCCGTGATCGACGCGCAACACGCCGAAGCCGAAGCGCAAGAACAGGCACAAGCCGATCGCGCCGCCGCAAAACAAGCCGTGTTAAACAAACTTGGTTTGACCGCTGACGAGGCCGTCGCGCTATTTAGTTGATTATGGTCGACAAAAAAATTAACAAAAAAAACAGGCAGATCGGCGACCAAACAACTAAAGGCGGTTTGATTGGTTTGTTTATATATTTTGCCACGACAAACAACGTCGACCCGGCGCTGATCGCCCTGCTCGTGCCAATCATCTCGAGCGTGCTTGCGTGGATATCGACAAAGATTGGCGACCCTGATCTGGCGTGCCTGTTTATACCCAAAGACAAAAAATGACGCGACCGTACACGATCAGCAAACAGCCGGTCGTGACCAGCCCCAAAGCGGGCATGGCAAAATGGGTCGAGTTGTGCTGCAAACACAGCGACGGCAGCCTGTGGAATAACGGCGTGTGGGTCGTGCGCGACATGCGCGGCAAACCGGGCGTAGTCAGCAACCATGCGCGCGGCCTTGCCGTCGATCTGTCGTACAGGTGGCAGGCGCAACAAAAACGCGGCAGACAAGACGGTCGCCGGGTGTCAAAGGCATACATCAACAAACTGCTAGACAACGCCGACACGCTCGGCATACAGCTCGTTATTGACTACGCGTTCAACAAGTCTTGGAAATGCGACCGGGGCACATGGATATACGGCAATTTTAACAACGGTGACTGGTGGCATGTCGAGGTCGACCCGCGACTAGCCAACGACCCGCAGGCCGCAAAACAGGCATTTCAAGCCGTTTTCGGGGTATCCCCCACACGACCGGCGCAACCTGTTTAGGCTGGACACCTACGGGAAAGTAGGT